AGAACACCCCTTATAGCGTTAACAGTATCTCTAGCGTTAATACCACCTCTAGTTGCTTTATCATTTAAGTATCTAAAGTCAGATTTGTAGAAGTCGTAAGAACCTCTTCTGAATCCTGAGAAACCTAAATTTAAAGCCATGTCTTCGTCGTTGTCGAATACTCCATAAGAAGTACCTCCAGCTCCGTAAGAATTCATAGAAGCAAGCATATCATCGATAGCTAAACTAGTAGATCTGTTTACAAACATCATGTATTCTTCAATAGCACCTTGCTTGTCAAACTCAGCTAATATAGCATCAAACTCAGCTAAATCAGTAGCAGCATTAACACCAGTTACACCAGTAGTAATATTACCTCTGTCTTCAATAGCAGCAAATAAACCTTCAGTACCAGTAAGTGTAGTACCGTCAGTTCCTAAAAATGCATCTACTTTAGAGTTAGCAGCTGTAGTTTTAATAGACTCTAACATTGCCATTTCAATGTAATCAACAAATCTAGCTCTAGTATCAGCTTCAGCTTTTAAATACCATAAGTAACCAGATTCACCCATTTCATTTGAAACTTCAACCCAACCAACTCTAGAAGCATCTGAACCAGAAACCTCGTAGTAGTCTTTCATTATAATTGGTTTGTTTTGAAAAGACTTGAATTGTGGTTCGTTAGATTGTCTAGATGTGTTACCGTTGTAGTTATCACCTTTTTTAAACTCAGATCCATAAACTAATATAGTACAAGAATCTTCTGTCGCATCAGCAGCTAAACCAGCGTTTGCTAAAGTTGCAGTTGAGTTACCAGCATTGTAAAGAGCGATATTAATATCATCTTCATCAACAGCAGTAACGATACCTTGTGCAGTTGTACTAGCATCTGCTATTAATACCATATCATTAACTCTAACACCGTGATCAATACCTGATGTTGAGATTGCGTTACCATCAATATCAGAGTCGATTTGAATAGTACCACCCTCTTCATTACTGTTATCAGCTTGTTGAGTCGCGTTAGTTATGTGTCCAGTATAAGATAAATGTAATCTTCCTTGTTCTGACCAAACAACTTGATCAGCAGTCATTGATTCTTCTGCACCAACTTGTGAAAGGAAACCAGAGATTGTTCGTGGACCGAAAACCTCAGCTTCTTGTTCCATTAAGTCAGGTACATATTGTTGCGCCCAGCCTTGTCCAGCTGAAGACGCTAAATCTAAATAGTTTGTGCTCAAAGTCGCTTTAGTTGCGTTTGGCGTACTATTTAAATTACTTCCCGCAGTAATTGCCATAATATATTCTTTTTAAATTTTAACTTTTTTTCCTAAACTTAAAAGATCTATTTTTTATATCAGAAGAAGACTCACCTAAAACCCTGTACTTAACACCACCAGTATTAACCTCGCCGTGTGTTTGTCTAGGTTCAATATTAATGTTTTTGTCTTTAGCAATTTTATCTTTAATAGCATCTGCTTTACCTTGCTCGTAAAAATGTTTAGCAATAGTATCAGCATTCATAGCTGTAAATAAAGATTTGTGGTAACCAGCAGCATCATCAATAGTTGATTTATCTTTACTAGCAAACTTGTTAATAAAATTATCTATGTTACTCTGTGTTTCCCTTACTTTGTCAACATCTTTAACATTAACTCTAAATTTTTTGTCTCCAACTTGATAATCAAAACCTTTGAAATTTTCATTGAAAAGCGTTTTAGTTTTATTTAAAAATGTTCTTTGACTTTTTTCAGTTAACTTTTTCTGACTTTCTTGATCTTTATTGTATCTATTAAAAAAATTAATAGCTTTCTGTTGTTCTTTTGTAAGTCGACTTCCAGCTTTAATTTCTTCATAGTATTTAGACTTTTGCCTGTCTAAGTGGGCTCTAGCCTCGGCAACTTGCTCTTTGAGGGCTATCTTTTTTCTCTTTATATCTTTAGCTTCATCAACTTCTTCATCATAACTAAATTTTTCTTCTAATATAAAGTTTCTTTCTTCTGGAGATAAATGAGATTTTGTTGTTCTATAATACTCATCTAGAATATCAGCATCATCCATATTGGATATATCTCTATTTAGATTAACATAATCAGATAGATCTCCACCTGTTTCTTCCATAAAGTTGATTAGCTTTTCTATTTTCTCAGGTAAAGGTTTTCCTGTTTGTTCAGCTTCAGTAATTGCTTCTTCAACTTCTTGTTCTACTTGTGCTACTTCTTCTTCTTCTTCAGTAACTTCCTGTACAACCGGTGTTTCTTCTTTAACCTCTTCAACTTCTTCTTTAACTTCCTGTTTTGGTTCAGCGTTGACCACAACTACTTCTTCTTCAACAGGTTTTTCTTCAACCTCTTCTTTGTTAATAGGTTTGTCTATATTCACCTTTATAACGTCATCTACTGGTTTTTTTATTTTAACCTTTGTAACGTTGTCTTTTTTGTTTTTAGTCTCTTCGACTTTTTTTGTTTCTTCTGCCATAATAAAATTTTATAAAATATTAAATATTAAGATTCAAATCTTTCTAAATTTGCACCTCCTGTAAGTATATCATTACCTGATGATTCAAATTTCTTAAGTGATTCACCCCCTTTTCTTTGCTCTATCATCTGTGATTGCCTATCAGCTTGCATGTTTATTCTTTGATCTTTTCTATCTTCTCTAATAGATTCTAGTCTCGAAGCTATCTCTCTTTCTTCTTTTTTAACGTCAGTATTTAACTCAAACTCTAACATCATTAATTCTTTCTTAACTCTAGCTTCTTGTTCTAAATACCTCATTTTAAGAGAACTTTTTGTTTTCTCTAAACCAACTTGATTTTCATACATAGCGTTATCTTGCTCCATTTTTATTTTAGCTGCTTCTTGTGCTGCAGCAGTATTAGCTTGCGACTGAGCTTGTATGTTTTGTTGTTGTATTATTTGATCACGCTCTAATTTCTTTTTTCTTTTTATTTTTAAAAGTTGATTAGCTAGCTTTACGTTTCTAGTGTCTCTTATATCAATAGCATCATCTAAATCTATAAGTTTTTGAGCTAAGGCCATTTGTATATTATTCTCTAATATAGCTTTTTCTTCTTCATCTGGAAGTAACTCTATAAATATACCAAAATCATATAAATGTAATTCTGCCATTTCAGATAATGTAGCAACATTGTGAGCACCAATAGCTCTTATAAAAGCATCTCTTGTTGGAGAATACTCTATTATATCAGATATTCTAAGTGATAAACACTCTGCTGATTCAGCCGTTAAATAAAGCATTGATTGTAGTATATGTCTAGTTGCTGTGTTAGAGTTTGCAGCAGCTAACTTTTGTACACCAACTAAGGCATTTTTATCTGGCGTACTACCATCTCTAGCTTCATTAAGTCCAGTCACATCTCTTATCATTTGCATGTAATAATTATATGTCTGTATTAAAGCTTGCATTTTACCGCCATTAACCCCGTTGTTTATTTGTTGTATTGGTACTTTACCAGGATTTGGATCTCCATCTGATGTAAAACTTCTACCAATAACACTACCAGTTTGGAAGAACATATTTAAAGCTTCTTGCGGATTATAATTTGTTCCATTACCAAGATCTATTTCAGCTAAACCATCTGCATCTAAATAAACACCATCAGGTACCATTCTAGACATTACTTGTTGTAATTTTAAATGAGTTAACTGTATCATGTCTGCAAAACCAGTTATTCTACCTACTAGTGATTCTATTCTACCTTCATAAACTCTTGGAGCTACTATTTGATAACTCATTTTAACTTTACTAAAATCAGAATCTGACCTCATCATATTAGGAACCATTCTCCATCTTAACAATTTATTAGCACCTAAAACATAAACGCCTTCAAATAAAGCTTCAACAACTCTTTCTAGTTTACTAAAATCGCCTTCTAAATCTTCAGGTGGATTAAATTGATCATCTTTTTGAATAATCTTTTCACCGCCAGCTGATGTTTTCTTTAGCTTATAAACATCATTAACATGAGATTTATAATTAAAGTACAATACGTGAACTTTGTTTTTATCTCTATGAGCAGATCTTTTTAATGGATCTTGACCTTTATCGTTTATTTGTTTTACTTCAGCTTCAGTTAAATTTGGAAACTCCTTAACTAGTTCATTAATAGGTATTTCTTTTACTTCACCAACATAATATAAATCATCAAAGTATGGAGATTCAGTATGTGAGTACACTAAATTAGCAGGATCAACATATTTAACTTGAGCACCTTCACTATAATCAAAAGTAGTTTTAGTAGCAGATATACCTAAAACAGCTAGATCGTATAAACATCTTCTTCTAATTAAATCATAATCGCTGTTTTCCATTAAAACATTTATAGCTTGTTCTTCGGCTAACTCAACTGCTTGTTTATAGTTAAGTTGCATGTGAAGTGCAAGCTCTTCCTCTGTATCAGGTAGCATTTCAACTGGATTTTCGTAAATATCCATATTGAATTGTTCAGCTACCATATCATTAAACTCTCTACTACGCATATCTCTTAATATAGATTCCATATACTCAGTACGCTTGCTAACGCCGTATTCATCTTGTGAAAAACAATTTATTTCATAAGATCTTTGAGCCATACCATTAACTACAATATCTACAAACTTTGGAATAATTGGAACAGGTTTCCAATCTAAATTAAGATAAGATAAATCACCATTTATTGATAATTCATTTTTATATTTCTGAACAGACTGTTCACCTCTAGCGTAAAGTCTTAGTTTATGAAAACTATTTAAAGTGTGTTCAAACTTTGAATTATGGCCATTAAACCATTCGTATCTTATTGCCTGAGCAATTTTTAATCCGTAGTCAACACTTATTTTTTCAGCATCACTAACCGCTTGTGACGGAAAGTTTATGTGAGCGTACATTCCTTTCATACTTGTTTATTTATAATTCTAGATGATAATCCTTTATTATTATATTTTGCTATACCTAGGTTTAATGAGGTTTTTTGTTTATTTGGATTAGGTCTATATAAATGTCTATTACAGGCCATTATAGCTAATCCAGTACTTATTGAAGCATCATGCTTTGTTCTTCTATTTATATCAAACTTAGACCAATCATTTAACGTTTCATTAAAATACATTGTTCCATATGTTCCATCACCTAATGATCCAACATAATCATTAATATACATCTCTATTGCAGCAGCATGAGCTTGCTTTATATCTTCACTTGAGTTTGGTACTCCACCTATTTCTTTTTCAGATACAGATAGTTTGTTCCATATCTTATCAGGTCTATTCATACTAAAACCTCTATAACCTCTTCTACGTAAATAATACAGTAATCTTGGTTTGTTATTTTCTGCTAGTATTGGCATACCGTAAAATACTAATGCCATTAATACATCTTCAAAAAATATTTCAGCTGTTTGTGGTCTAGCTATATATTCTAAAAAGAAGGTGTTAGCTGGAGCATCTTCCATTGAAAACTTAGTTAAACCGTGTAAAGCTCCTTTTGATCCTGTTCCGTCAACTGTTCCTGATATATCGTAAGAGTCACATCCAAAAGCACCCACGTGTTCATTACCTGGGTATCGTACACCGTTTTTTATAATAACATTGTTTTGCATATTACTATTTGGAAACCAGCTTATCTTAAATCTACCTTTTGGATCTGGATTAAAAACAACTCTTGTATCTTTAACTCCATTTGTCCATTGAAAGTTTCCTGGTGTTAAAACAGATGAGCTTTTATTTCCCTCGTTATAATCTATTTGCTCGTATATCTTTATAAGATTAAATAAACTATTTTTTGTTTCATCTCTAAATGCATGCTCTTCAGTTCTTGGAAACTGACGATAAAATTCATTTAAAGCATCTTGATCATCTCTCAAACCATCAGCTTCATTATCCCAGTGGTTTATTACACCTTGATCAATCTCTACTCCGTGTGGATCAAATGATTGTTGTTCAGGATCACTGAATACAGGTCGTCCGAATTCATCAATGAATCCTTCGTAATTCCATTCCATAGGAATAAACAAAGAATATAATCCCGACTTAGTTTGTCCATTTCTATTGCGCTTGGTAACATCTGAATCATAATATAGATTTTTAAAATTATCACCTCCTTTATCTAATGCGTTAGATGTACTTCCCATCATACACTTACCAACTATTCTACTACCTAGTCTTAAACAAGTTTTTGTAACTCTCCAGTTATTTTTTATATTATCAGGTCTTTCCCATTTACCACTTTCATCGTGAACTAATAAATTTAACTTTTCACCATCATAGCTATTATCACCTGTATTTTTCCAGTCTATAGTTGTATCAAGACCTTCCATGTCATCAACCTCTTCTCTTTCTCTCATTTTTTTACGAGTAAACTTTTTAGCTGGTACTCTATAGGCTAATTCAGATTTTGGACGATCCATACCATCTTGTATTGGTTTGAAGAAAAAAGGATAGTTTAAACTTATAGGCACGACTTTATCTGTAAACATTTTCTTAGCATCAGCACCTGATTTAGATAATATACCAAATCTACTATCACTAGCTAACGTAGCTAAATTAACAGTTTCAGCTGAACTCATAAATGAAAATCCAGATCTTCTGTTCTTTAGATAACACATACCATAACATCGTTTATCTGCTTTACAAGCTTCCCAGAATATAAAAAACAATCTATTTGCCTCTCTAAAATCAGGAGCTCCAACATCAATCTTACTCCACTGTAAATACATATAATGTGTGCCAGTTATATATTTAGGTTCACCATCGTTCATAAACCAGAATCCTTCTTCTCTTCTTTTGAACTCTTCGTCAATATATCCGTAATGCTTTTCTTTAAAATCGTCCGGGTAAACCTGCCAGTCAAATACTGTTTTAATTTTTTTAAAATCAGGTTTTGCTGGAAATTGTTTCCATTTTTGTTTTGATTTTTCATTACTACAAGAATATATTTCTTTTGGCTGTTTAGGTAAAGCTATTTGTAAACCTTGTATCTCTATGATCTCGCCAATCATACCGGTTTTAGATATAACAACAACATCATTTTCTTTGTTATAGCCATAATCCCATTTTTTAGATTTATTTAATCTTTTTATAGTATTAAGTTTTATTGGCTCAACTATTTTATATAACGTTTGCTCGTAACTCATTTTGATCTACCTTCTGCGAATCCTTTAAAAGCTGTCTTTTTTTCCTCTTCTATAGGTTTACCTTCTAGCATTGCTTCTTCTTCGTGGATTCTATTTAATATTTCAAACGCGTCGAATATAGCTAGTTTTTTAGTAGCAGCTGCGTTCTTTAATCTATCAGCTGATATATCTTCATCTGAAT